ACATGCCACCGGGTGTATATGAAGTAAAGCTATACAGTGAGTTTGATTGCGTATACTTACTTTTCAAACAACACAAAAGCCAAATGTTTGATAACATCTCACTCATCATAGAGTAAATACTTACATGCTAGTAATTGGAAACGGCTCTAGCCGTAAAGACATTCCTATTGATAAGATATATCAAGAGAAGATAGGCTGTAATGCTATCTTTAGAGATCACTACGTACAGCGTTTAGTATGCTGTGATAAGCGTATGGTTAAACAAGCAATCCCGCATCACAAAAGTATATACACTAGACAGCGTTGGAATAAAGAACTAGGTGTACTAGCATTGCCCGATCTAATCGAAGAAGGTACGCAAAGAATAGACGAACCTTTTCATTGGGGTAGTGGCCCGTATGCAGTATTACTGGGTGCAACACTAGACAATAAAGTAAACCTAATAGGATTTGACTTATATAGTACAAATAACAAAGTCAATAATATATACAAAGGCACAGAAGGCTATAGTAGTGTTGACTCACATGCAGTTGATCACAGTTATTGGGTACATCAAATAGCTAAAGTATTTGAATGGTTTCCAAAAACATCATTTAGAATATATAATACTCCCGATTGGCAACTACCAAAAGAGTGGAAATTGGCTAATATTTCACTTGACATCCAGACAAACTTATAGTATAATAAGTACATAACACAACAGAGGACTTACTACGTCGACCCTCTTTAAATACTCCGCCGTTTAATATAGGAGAATACATATGAGTAATTATTATAGTACAAAAACATACGGACACAACATCGGACTATCAGCGGTGTTCCGTCAACCTAACGCAGAGCATTCACACTGTCATCTATTACACGGATACAGTTTACAATTTAAATTTACATTTGGTTGCAAAGAACTAGATGAAAAGAACTGGGCAGTTGACTTTGGTAACTTAAAACAACTAAAAGCCTGGTTGGAAGATAGCTTTGATCATAAGACATGTGTAGACTTTAACGATCCACACAAGCAAGACTTCTATGATCTACAAGACAAAGGATTATGTGAGGTAAGAGAGTTTGACGGTGTAGGCGCAGAGAAGTTTGCAGAACATGCTTGGAACTTCGCAGATATGCTTGTACGTGGAATAACAGACAACCGTTGTTATTGTGTACGTGCAGAGTGTGCAGAACACGGTGCTAACTCGGCAATATACGAGGCCTAACAATTGGCTAAGATTGATAAAAGTCAATATACTAAAGCACAATGGAATATTGTTCGTGCGGCAAGGCGTAAAGAAAAAGATGAACGCAGAGCTGAAAAAGCACGATCTAAGAATCCCTCGGTTGAGGCCGTAATACCTCCGCAAGAGCCAACGGTTAGCTCTTCCATCGAAGTACATAATCAAAATCAAGATATTAAAAATTATGTAGTTTGTTTGAAACATGGCAGTAAGTACTCATCAGAGTATGTCAATAAACTTCATAACATGTGCAAAAGGCATCTAACAGTGCCCTTTGAATTTGTTTGCTTTACAGACGACTTGCGTGGAATTGATGCTAACATCAAGACCATAACACTAAAGGAGATTGGTGTGTCTGGTTGGTGGTATAAGCCTATGTTCTTTGACAAGAATTTTCCTCTTGATGGTACTTTACTGTACATGGATCTAGACATTGTTATTAATGCAAACATTGATAACTTGTTTACATATCAACCTGATAAATTTTGTATCATTCGTGACTTTAATCGTTCACTACGTCATGATTGGAACAGAATGAATAGTAGTATTTTTAGATTAAAATCAAGCTCAATGGGTTATGTGTTTGACAACTTTATGGAAAGTCATGAAATGAACATACGTAGATTCCATGGAGACCAAGATTGGATTTATGATCAAGTAGGACCTAACAGACAAGAATGGGTGTTTTGGCCAGACGAATGGATTTTAAGTTACAAGTGGGAGATGAGAGATAGAAACGACTTAGTTAAACTACATAATCAACCACGCAACTTTAAAGAAAAGAAAGTACCCAAAGTATTACCAAAGACATGTGTAGCAGTATTTCACGGTGAACCTCATCCACACCAGTGCGAAGATGACTGGGTTAAGGAGAATTGGAAATGATGTTTGTATTTGACGTAGACGGAACACTTACACCAAGTCGTAAAGAAATGAACAATGTCTTTAAATGGTGGTTTCAAGAAAATATTCAGAACTACTGTTTTGTAACAGGTAGTGATAGAGATAAAACAATTGAGCAAGTTGGCCTAGATATGTTTGTTGGTGCAAAATATAGTTTTAACTGTAACGGCAACGATGTAAATTTTTACGGAGCACAAATACATACTAATGATTGGACATTGCCTGTAACAGCAAGAAACTGGTTAGATGAAAAACTAGAACAAAGCGAATTTGTTTTACGTACAGGTAATCATATTGAAGAACGGCCTGGTATGGTTAACTTTAGTATTGTAGGACGTAACGCTACAATGGGTGAACGCAAACTATATGTTGAATATGATACAAAACTTAATGAGCGTAATACTATAACAGAAATGTTTAATGAAGCTTTTCCAGAACTAGATGCAAAAGCAGGAGGAGAAACTGGTATTGATATTGGTCCTAAAGGATCAGACAAAAGCCAAGTAATTAAATTTATTGATGATGAAGAACTTGTGTTCTTTGGAGATCGTATGGATCCTTTAGGCAATGATTATCCGTTATCCAAAATAATACTTGACAACAGCTTAGGAAAGTGTTATAATGTAAAGGACTACAACGAAACTTGGGAATTATTAAAACAATATGTATAAACGTATAGGCTTTGCATGTAAATACATGCACCCAGATCAGACACAGAAAAAGAAACTACTTGAAGAAATTCAACGACCGCTAAATACTCGTAGCACAACAGTACAGTGGCTCAATAGGCAGACACGTGAAGTTGCTGAAGAACGGTTGTGGGATATTATGGTTCACAATATACAATCGTATATGAACCTTATTACCTATGTAGGAGGATTGCCAAATGATCTTCGTATGGTTAGATTGGGTAGCGATTGTCTTCCTGTTTATACCCAGCATGAGTGGAGTTATTATTGGCGTAAGCCTGATGTGGTTGCGTACTGCGAGAAAAACTTTGCCAACGTCGGCAAACAAGCAAGGGCCCTCGATGTCCGACTATCGATGCACCCAGGCCAATTTACTGTACTTGCGAGCGACAACCCCGAAATTGTAGAGAGGAGCATAGAAGAATTTGAATATCACACCGATGTCATCCGCTGGATGGGCTATGGCCGCACATTCCAAGACTTCAAGTGCAACGTCCATATATCAGGCAGGCAAGGTCCAGCCGGTATTAAACATGCCGTCAACAACAGACTTTCTCCGGAGGCGAGAAATTGCATTACGATCGAAAACGACGAAAACAAGTGGGGCATCGAACACAGTCTCGAGCTTGTCGACACATGTGCATTGGTGCTCGACATACACCATCACTGGTGCCGCGAAGGTGAGTATATACTGCCCACCGACGATAGATTTGCTCGCGTAATAGATTCGTGGCGTGGTGTGCGTCCTGCAATACATTATTCATACAGTCGCACAGAACACTTACCTGCAGAGTTTGCACACAATACAATGCCAGATATGCCTGCACTATTAGAAGCAGGATACAAGAAAGCAAAATTACGAGCCCATAGTGATTACTATCCTAATAACACAGTTAACGATTGGGCGTTACAGTTTTTAGACTACGCAGATATTATGTGTGAGAGCAAGATGAAAAATTTAGCAAGCATTAAATTGCTAGGTCAATACAATAAATATGTAACAACGGAGGCTTATGCCGAAAATGAGAAAGTTCCTTTTTTGGAATGAAAAAGGTGATGAAAAAGAAACAGAACAATTGAGTCTAACAAGAGCAGTAAAATCTGTACAGGGCGATTTTAAAGACCAGTTTATTGGTGTTGAATACATTAGTAAAAAAGGTAAAGAAATGATAGACACAGTAAAGCTACCATGGGGTAGAAAAATAAGACAAGCGATTCAAACTGAACAAAAAAGAGCCGCTTTAAAGGCTAAACAGGCCTTACGTTAATAAAGGAAAATAAAATGATTAAATTATGGATTAAACAAAGACTTGAGGAGCGTACATCAATAGATGGTGCGGCTCTTATTGCATTAGGACTAGTAGTTCTTATTGCAGGACCATTTGCAAAACTAGCGGCATATGCGGCTATTGCATACGGTGCATGGACGATTTGGAAAAAAGAAGACTAAATCTCGTCAATCCTTATATTAGATCCTGCAGGTAAGTTTAATATCTTACGCTGTTCAACACCTTTACGTTGAGCAAAACGCTTAGGATCGCAGTTAGGGCAAACGTGGACATAGAAGTTATCTAAACGCTTCGGGTCTACTTTGCCCTTTTCTCTCTTAAAGTCTTCTTTGCATTCGTCACATTGAAATATTGCATAACTACATGTACGTTTGTATGTGTGAGATTTTCCTGTTTTACTCTTACGAACATAAAAACGTATTTCTTTTTCAATTCTTTTGAACATATATGTATTTATTTACATTCGGATTATAAAGCATTGTATAAATACAATAGGAGAAGGTAACATGGACGCAGTATTTTTAACAGATTCAGCCAAAGAAAAGATGACAAGATTACTTAAAGAAAATGACAAACCAGCAATTAAGCTACAAATACAAGGTGGTGGATGTGCAGGATTTAAGTATGATTGGATAATGGCAGACGGCTTAGAAGATGGCGATGAAGTTATCGACTTACCAAACGGCAAGTTTATTATAGACCGTACTAGCATTATGTACTTACTAGGATCTACTATAGACTACAAAAAAGAACTATTCGGTTCATACTTTGATATTAGAAACCCTGCAAGCACAAGTAGCTGTGGTTGCGGTGAAAGCGTAGGATTTTAAAAGATGGCAAAAAATGATATTTATTTAGGTGTAGAAGGTAACGACGGTACAGGTGATAGTATACGTGAAGCGTTCCGTAAAGCAAACGAGAACTTCACAGAACTATACGCTGTATTTGGACAAGGTGGAACAATTAGTTTTACCGCACTTAACGATACACCAACAGGAATTACACCCGGTGGCGTATTAATTGGTAATACAACAGGTACTGAACTCCTTGCAAAAACGCTTTCAGCAGGAACAGGTATTAGTATTGATAATACAAGTACAAGTAATATTACTATTACAAACACAGGTGCTAATATTAACGCTGATACAAGTCCAATATTTGGTGGACCTGTAAGTGGTAACGAAGTTTATGCTATTGGTAAAATTGCTACATCACCACAAGCTATAGCTGAATTTAACACTACACATGGTAGTGCGATTACAGTTAACGACATTGTAACAGATAAAAAGTTTCAAGATCAATACTATGCGCCAAACACAACGTTTGAACCAACAAAGCCTGTATATGCTAGAACAGAGCCTGCTAACGCAAGCGAATATACAAAAACTATTGCAGAATACAGAGCTGGTAATGTTGTAATTAGTAATCATGGTTTTGACTGGAGTATTAACGGAACTAAATGGCAGTACTCAACAACAGGTTCCGCACCAAACGGATTAACAAACAGTACAGATTATTTTGTAAGATGGGTTAACGAAGATCAATTAAGTTTACATGCTACTAAAGCTGAAGCACAAAACAATAACGATACTACCCGTGTTAAAATTAATATTGCACTTGGCACACAAACATCAGTTTCAGGTACAGACATTGTTAAAGATACAGCATATGATGATGCCTACTATGGTTTCTACAAAACAGATGAAGCACTTCCAAGAAGTGCGGCAGTAAGACGCCAAGGCGATGACATGACAGGTGCTTTATACTTGCATGATCATCCAGGTGACTTATCAGGTATTGACACAGGCGATATAAAAGATAAACAAGCCGCAACAAAATTATATGTGGACAACAATAGTTACAGTTCAACAGAAGATATCTTTGTAACTAAACAAGGTGACGACACACAAGCACGTACTCCTGTAGGACTTGAAGGACGCGGATTAGGTTATGCATACGGAAGTCTAAAAGCGGCTTTGCAAAAAGCTGAAGAAGTTATTGAAAGTGCTCCGATTGAGCCAGGTGCTTATAGACAAACTATCACATACGATAACGGTAAGGGTATTGCTCTTGTAACAGGAGTAGGACCAACAACACAAAATACTGCGGCATATCATGCACAAACTTACCTAAGAGAAAACAAAAGATTTATTCAAAAAGCAGTTGTTGATTATGTAAATGATACATTTCCAACTCTTGCATATACTCCAACAAGTGTACAGAATCCAAATGCTGAAGCAATTCTAGTACAAAATAAAAAGTTTATTCAAGAAGAAGTTACATACTGGATTAACCATAATGTAGGAACAGCTGGCGGTTCAGGTATATGGAACAACTTTGATTACAGCAGTGCAAAATGTAAACGTGATGTAGGGTACATTGTTGATGCATGGATTAACGACTTGTCAAGAGGCGGCAACATTGAAACACGTAGAATGGCTTCAAGTTATCTTGCTGGTCAGCAAAATGCTGTTGGACCTTCTGGTACAGGATTAGGTACTGCGGATCAAATAGCACAAACAAATTTGGCAATTGAATTTGCAAGAGACCTTGTTGTAAACAATGTATTATCTAACTCAGCATATACATCAAAGCAAGGAACATTTGTTGTTGATGATCAAAACTTAACAGCAAACGCTTTCCAATTTTATATTGGACGTAGCAGTTATGCACAGTCATATGTTAACGGTGGTACAGTTACTAAATCAGACAATACAGTATTAGCAGTAAGCACATTTGCTTATAGCGAATCTACAGGTATTGCAACTCTTACAACTACAACAAACCACGGACTATCAGCAACTAACGTTGTTACAATAGCAGGTATTAATGTTACTTGTACATTTGAAGGATCTACAGTAGCAAAAGTTTATCCAGAAAGTTTACCTCAGGTTATTACAACACTTGCAGTTGAAACAGGTACAGGTGTTAACGATGTTGCAAATAGAGCAAGCACATTAACAAGTGTAATTACAAATGTTATAACTAACGGACTTAATTCATTAGTGGCACCAGAGAAACCTGCTATAGTTGACAACACATGCGAAAGAGATGTTGGACTTATTATTGATGGAATGCTTATAGACATTGGTAATGGTACAAACAGCAACTACAACGCTATACAAGCGGCTACACGCTATTTTAGTACAAGTTCAGGCGCTAGAGCACGTATTAGTCAAGGACAAGAAACTAGAGCGGCTATGACAAAAGCAAAAGCTATTGTTAATAGTGTTGTACAAAATGTTGACTTATTAACCCAAAGTAAAAGATTTGCTGTTGAATCAGATAACTTAACAACAAATACATTCCAAGTAGCAGTGGGAACAAATCCATATGCTCACACATATATAAGTGGCGGTACTGTTGTATTTGGTGGTGTTACATATAATATTAACGGATTCAACTATAATCATACAACAGGTAAAGGTATCATTACAACTACTACTGCACACGGATTAGGTGCAGGTGATGTTGTTGTACTTGATAATATTACATTTGAATGTACATTTGGCACAAAAGTTTATCCATCAGATTACACAACTTTAATTCCACAATGGTTTAATGCAAATATTAACGATGTTAGTACACAAATTAAAGATGCGTTAAATGCCAAGTTTGATATTATACTTGATATATTAGAAAACGGCTTTAGTGCTAGAAACAACTACACACTAGTTGAAGGTAGTACATTCTCAATTGAATTTGGTAACGGAACAGGCAACGATAGTACTGACCAAGGTATTAACACTAACGTTGATATTCTTCCAGGTAAGATTATTGTTGGTAAGACATCAGGTGCAAGAGGACGTATTGTAAAATACACAAGTGGCGTAGACTTAGGTGGTGTAGCATACGATAAAGCAGAAGTTGTATTAGTTGAGCCAAGAGATTTTAGAATTGGTGAAGAATTAGAATACGGTAACGGGACTAAAGAAAAACAAATTACGGTACATGTTGAAACAGGTATTTACTACGAAGACTATCCGTTAAAAGTTCCTGCTAACGTTTCAGTTAAAGGTTCAGACTTTAGACGTTGTCAAATTAGACCAGCTCCAAGAATATCACAATCACCTTGGGCTAACACTTATTTCTACAGAGACAAGTTACTAGATAATCTAAAAATTACAGACGTAACAGGTGCAGACTTAGCAACTGCACAAGCTATTACAATTACAGGTTCTAACCAAACAGGCGGTATAATTACAGTAACACCTGCAAACAACATTGCTCCAATTGCATGGGACGGTGCTTGGTTCTATACAGACAATGGCGCAGTAGGCTTAATTAGTAATGCTGATGGTGGAAGTGACTTTGACGTTACACTTACTACAGATATACTACCAAACTTATCCGGAATTGCAAGCGGTGCATGGCATGTTAAACAAACTGTAAATTATGGTTATCATTATCTAACAGATCCAAGTAACGCGACAAGTACACCTAAAACAAACGATCAAATGGATGTATTCTTAATGAATGATGCAACTAGACTTGCAAACATGTCATTCCAAGGACACGGCGGATTTGCTCAAGTACTTGACCCAGCAGGACAAGTTCTAGTTAAATCACCATACACACAAGTTTGTGGATCGTTCTCAAGAAGTACAAACAAGCAAGGCTTTAAAGGTGGTATGTACATTGATGGATTTGCTGGTAACTTAGAAACTAAGATTACAAGTAAAGACGACAACTATACACTTAATGTACAATCAGACGCAGGAACAGGTTTACGAATTAGAAAACCACAAACACCTGCTCCGTTCTTTATTAACGGTGTACGTTACCAAGTTGATGCTGTTTCAGAATACGATGGCGGAACAGGTACAGCAAAACTATTAATTAATAAACTTTCAAATGAAGGTAACGGCTATACTGATACTACGTTCCCACAACAAATTTATGTTCAAACTGCTGGTAACAGAAGTATGTTGGCAAACGACTATACTCAAGTTAACGACTTAGGTTATGGATTATTTTGTAACAACGCGGCACTATCAGAGCAAGTATCGACATTTACTTATTACAACCATACAGCGTTCTTTAGTAACAACGGTTCAGAGATTAGAGCACTTAACTGTTCTAACGCAAACGGTAACTTTGGTTTAGTTGCGGCAGGATCAGATCCAAACGAAACTGTTGATGATATTACAACACTAAGAAATATGCAACAACCTGCCAAAGTATTTAACGATGGTAGTAACACATATGGCTTTGGTACATTTGCAAACGCGGCAGGTTCATTTAGTATATTTGTATACGACTGTGATTACATGCCATATCCAAACAGTTTAATTGACATATACACAGCAACAGGTGTAACTACATACGAAGTCACAGCAACAAGTGTTGTTGCAGTACCAGTAAGTAACATTGGTGGGTATACTGGTGCTACAGGTCCAACTGGACGTAAAGGTGCTAATTTACCTATTTACAGATTAAGTGTATCAGGTGCTACTGGATTAGAAAATGCTATTACAGGCGCACATAATCCTACACCAAACAGTGATTCATCAGCTGTTGCAGTAGTTAGAATGAACAAGAACCACTTGTTAGATGACTTAAATGGTGTTACAGCAACAAGACCGTCAACAGCGATTGTGTTTGCTGAAAATCCAAATCAAGTTTACAGAAGTATTAGTTTTAACAACCAAGATGCAGACGGAACAGCATTAGCGGCAGATAGATTCCAAGTTGTTATGGACTCAGCGTTTAGTCACTTAAACTTAACACTTAGAAATACAGAAGCGGCATTGACTACATATGCTGGTACAGGTACTACAATGGGTGCGACAGCAGGTGACGTTGTACTTGCTATTGATACATTAACATCAACACAACAAGCTCGTATTAATAATAACGATATGCTCTTTACACATGCTGGTAAATCACATGTTGTTGCAAACTATACAGAAAGAACAGGATACGCTACTGTCGAACTTAATGAACTAGCGGCTTCAAACATTAACAGTAGTAATGCGTTATACACTGGTTCAGGTATTGCGGCAGACATGAGATTTAGTCCTGCGGCGACAAGAACAATTCCATTATCATTACAAGATAACGAAGCTGGTACTGTTACAGTTGGTATTTCAACTCTAAGAGCTAACGGACACGACTTTGATAAAATTGGTACAGGTGGATTTAACACTACTAACTATCCAAGTATTATCTACGGTAATCCAACTATTAGTGCTAACCAAGATGCAGAAGTTAGCGAACGTGGTAAAGGTAGAGTGTTCTTTGCAAGTACAGACCAAGATGGATTCTTTAGAGTTGGTAAATTCTTTAGTGTAGACCAAGGAACAGGTACAGTTACATTTAGTGCAAGTATTGCTATTAGTAACTTAGACGGATTAGGATTTAGACAAGGTGTTAGAATTACAGAATTTAGTAATGATGATACAATGGCTGACGGTGATCCGGCGGCAGTTCCAACAGAATTTGCAACTGAGAAGTTTATTGAGAAACGACTACACTTTGATAGAGATGGCGTCATACTTAGTACAGGTACTATTGGTCCAGGAGCTATTGCTAGAGATGGTACTACACCATTAACAGGAAACATTAATGCTGGTAGTAACAAGATTTATAACCACAGTGATCCAACTCAACCACAAGACGTAACTACAAAGTCTTATGTAGATGCCAGAACACCATTTGATACAGAAGCAATTGGTACTGATATTGGTAACAGAGTAAACAATGATATCTTAATGTTCCACGGAGGACTTTACGATAATCATACTGTTACAGGTGATGTTGTGTTTACAAGTAATGGAAGTAATGTTGCAACAACAGCAATTAGTTCCGAAGTAATTGTAAATGGTGATATAAGTCCTACAGCAGGAATTATACAAAGCAAACTTGCAATGACTGCGGCAACTACAAGAGTTAACGCAACAGGCATAGCACAAGTAGACTTAGGACTGTCAGCATTTGATGCTGATGACTTTACAGTAACAGATGGCTGGGTAACACTAAAAGCAAGTAGTGTTGACTTTGCTGACTTGCCAGACATTGCACAAAATACAATCTTTGGTAGAACAGCAACAGGTAGTGGTGATGCAAGTGCAGTAACTTTTGCAGATATTGTTAGCACTGGTGGATCATTTACTACAACAGGTGTTGCTGATAGAATTATTAAAACAGGCGCAGATGGAAGTGTTGATGCACAGAAATTTAAACTTGATAACTACGATGTTTTAGATCAAACTAACTTAACAATGACAATGAAGACACCAGGCGGTGCTACAGTGTTCAATACAGTTGGTACAATTCCAAGTAACACAACTACTACGTTGCCAGGTACATTGCAAATAGGTACTACAAGTGCTACAGCATCGTTCTTCCAACAGAACAGTAGTTATGGTGATCCAGATGATGCTACACTAAACAAACCAAGAGTAGCAAGTGACTGGATGTACACTTCATTTATTGAAGCACCAGGTGAAAAGAGTACTTCAAGTACAGGTATTGGTATTGGTGCAGGTACAGGATTTAGTAGTGCAGGTGAAGTTGCAATCGTAGCAAATAACAACGTTGCGGCAGTAGTGTTTAAGCAAGCGGCTATGACACCATCAAGTAACGCTGGATACGACATTGGTACAAGTGCATTAAAGTTTGGAACATTCCACGGAACTGCAACAGCGGCACAATATGCTGACTTGGCAGAGAACTACTTAGCTGATGCTATGTACGAGCCAGGCACTGTATTAGTATTTGGTGGTGAACAAGAATTAACAACTACAATGTCCAAAGGCGATAGAAAGATTGCTGGTGTTGTTTCAGAGAATCCAGCACACTTAATGAATAGCGAATTAGTAGGTGACTACGTTACAGCATTAGCATTACAAGGTAGAACAACTTGTAAAGTAATTGGCGCTGTTGGCAAAGGTGACATGATTGTATCAAGTGCAATTTCAGGATACGGTATGGTACAGGACGATCCACTAGTAGGAACTGTTATTGGTAAAGCAGTTGGAACTAAAGACGGAGATGAACCAGGGTTCGTTGAAGTTGTGGTAGGGAGAGTATAATGGCTATTCAAACAATTAACATTGGAACTAGTGCAAACAAAGGAGATGGTGATCCTTTAAGAACAGCATTTACAAAAATTAATGCAAACTTTGCAGAACTAGCTGAAACAAACAGTACAAGAGATATTCAAGGATCGGTGTTTGGTGATGATAGTACTTTACTAGTTGATGGAGTAAACAGTACAATACCTGGGTATGTAAGTTTAGTAACACTAAAACAAACAGTAGCGGCAAGTACTGACTTTGCTGACTTCAAAACTAGAATAGCGGCATTATAAGGAAAAGAATATGGCAAATAGAATACCACTCATAGTTGATAGAGATGATAGCAACAAACTAAAAGAATTACCAATAGGTGATAATTTAGATTTAACAGGTTCGGGTATTACTGGAGCAGGAACTATTTCTGCAACAGGACTTACACTTGCAGGTGTTAACTATAATCCTTTTAGTGGAAGTTGGAATGACTTAGCAGACAAACCAACAGTAGCCGCAACAACAACAGACTTACCAGAAGGTACTAATCAATATTTTACAAACGAAAGAGTTGATGACAGAGTAAATGCTATCCTTAGAGAAGGTAGCGGAGTTGATATCACATACGATGACTTAAACGGAACTATTACTATTGCCGCAACAGGTGGCGGTGGTGGTGCAGGAGGCAGTGGCATTGTTACTGACTTAACCGGACTAGCATCAAGTAACGTACTTAAATGGAATACCACAGCAGGACAAGATAATAACGGAGCATGGGTTAACAGTTTTATTAATTACAGCGAAATTGTTGGCACTCCAAGTTTATCCGCAGTAGCAATAAGTGGAAGTTATAATAATTTATCTAATAAGCCAGACTTAGTAAACGACATTAGTGATTTATCAGATGTAGATACGCAAGGTACACCCCCTACACCGGGACAGGTATTAAAATGGGACGGACTTAGATGGGCACCAGCTAATGATGCTACATCAGGTGGCGGAGGACTAAATGCTGACACACTTGATGGCTTTGATAGTCCTTACTTCTTAGACTATGCAAACTTGACAAACAAACCTAGTTTGTTTGATGGTAACTTTAGTTCTTTAGTAGGCAATCCGACTACACTTGCAGGATATGGCATTACTGATTCTATTAGTGCAAACCAAAGTTATACACAAAACGGCAGTGTAACATTTAACAGTGATACAGGAATCATAGTTGGTACAAACAATAATCTTAAAATACGTGTAGACAATGCAGTAATTATTGAAAGCACAGTCAATGAACAAGATTTAGATATTAAAGTAAAACCAATTACTGGTGTTGAAACAGCAATTAAAATTGATACTGGAACAAAACGTGTTGGTATCTTTACTGGCACACCAACACATAAACTTACAGTAGCAGGTGATGTTAGTGCTACTTCGTTTATTGGTAGTGGTACAAGTTTAACAGGCATTACATTAAGCCAAATATTAGCAGGCGGATCAGAAGTAAGTGATAGTGTAAGTTTTGGAAATGTAACACCTTACGCTACTGCAACATATAACTTAGGTGCAAGTAATAATGTTTATTCTAATGCATATGCAACTAACTACCATGGAGGTGGTGCAAATATTACAGGAGTACAATACTCAAATGTTACAGGCACACCTACACTAGCAACAGTAGCAACTACAGGTGCATACGGTGACTTAACAGGAGCACCAACAACAGTAAGTTCATTTACAAATGACTCAGGCTACTTGGCAAACTTGTCAACAACTAGTATTACTACATTATCAGATGTAAGTATTAACAGTCCGCAAGCAAACCAAATTATAAAATACGTTGGCGGCATTTGGACAAATGCAACAGGCGGCGAATCAGTTGGTAACTTTACATTTAGTACAAGTGTAATTGACACAGACGATTCAAGTAGTATTACAATTACTCCAGCAGTAACAATAAGCAGTGACCTTACAGTACAAAACGACATGACTGTAGCAGGTTCATTACAAGCAGAAACATTTGAAGGTACAGGTACAGGTACTCCGCAGATTACTAGTGCAGGCTCAATTGAGCTTGTTGCTGAAGATGCTGTTAAGGTAACACAGAGTCCATTTAGATTAGCATCGTTTACAACTACTGAGCGTAACGCTCTTACAGCAGTAAACGGGGATACCATATATAACACAACTACAAACAAGTTCCAAGGTTATGCGAACGGTGGTTGGGTTGACTTACATTAAAGGATTTAACTGATGAGTGAAAAAGAGTATATCGTAACTCTTAAAGAAGGTGTCGACTATGATGCATTTAATCGAGAGATGATTGCAGAAACAGGCGCCGGAGATATTCCAGGACGTACTGTTACTATAGCAGACGCAAGACTAGGTTCACAAAGAAATACACATTATATGTTGACTACTGACGAAGTAGATACTCTTAAAAACGACAGTAGAGTTTTAGATGTAGATCTTCCACCTGATCAAAATCCAAATATTGAAATTGGTATTCAATCAGTACAGACAGCAAATTTTAATAAGTCAAGTGCCGATAGCGGAGATTATCGAGACTGGGGTAAAATTAGACACAGTTTCTTTGAACAACAATATGCAAGTAACTCAACAAACACTAACCGTACGTTTGCAATGGACGGACAAGGTGTTGATGTTGTTATACAAGATAGTGGGCTAGAATGTGGTCACCCTGAATTTTACATGGACGATACAGCAGAGTATGTTAGTACAACACTCGATGCTAACAGCACAAATGGTGCAGTGTTTGATAGAGAAGTCACAGTTCACGGATTAAAACTTGTTCCGGCAGGTGCAGTAGGCGGACAGTCAGCAGTGCCAGATGACTTTAGTAAAAAAGTTGCACAAGTTGTAAAACTATTAATTGATCCTACAGGCACACATATTAATCTTACACAACAAAAAAATCTAATAGCAACACTAAAAGGTGATGCTGGTACATTCCATGCAGGTATGCCAACTGCACAAAGAATTGGTAACAGTGCAGGTTCAAGTTATTCACCTAACTGGCTAACTGATGCGGGCATTCCAAGTTATGCAGGATATCAAACATTTTTAGACTCACATGTGGCTAACGATATGGTATGGTATAATAATGCAAGCGGGCCTTCACCAACTACACAAGATAGTGAAATTGAAGAAGTTATGGAACACTTGTTTCATACAATACATTTATTTGGATTGCCAGGCGCAACTCCAGGTAGTGCAACAGGATTAAATTGGCTTGCTACAAATGCTGTTGGAGATAGTTGGAAAACAACTGAACTACATCTTGCAATGAAAGAAGCAATTGATGCAGGTAAGTTTGATCCAACCGACTATGCATCTAGCTGGGACACAAATGCTGATTATGCAGAACTTGCATACAAAGAATATATGTACTTGCTTAACTGGGGCATGTGGGACATGAGTGAATTTTGGGATGGTGAAACTTTATCTCCTGAATGGACAGACGACATGCGTACACCGGCTGGTATTAGAACAAATAATCCACAAGGTTATCAACTTTTCAAAAAATACTTTATGCCTGTATTAAGCAAGCCAAGTTTTACAACATTGAAAAGTATCTTCAAAGGAAACGATCAAGGTAACGAAAACTATCTAGCATGGTCCGGTGCAAATAGAGTACATGAAATTAATTGGGCAGACGAAAGCGGAATAAGTTTTACACAGAGTGCAAATCATTATAGAGACTGGGACGGACACGGAACACATTGTGGTGGAACAGCAGTAGGTAAGAACTTTGGTTGGGCTACAAAAGCAAGAATATTTAGTGTTAAAGTAAGTGGACTAGAAGGCACAGGTGATGCTGGTACTGGTATTAGTATTTCAAACGTGTATGATTGTATTAAACAATGGCACATCAACAAAGAAGCAGATCCAATTACAGGAGTAAAACGTCCTACTATTGTAAACGCAAGTTGGGGATATAGCAGTAGCATTGGTAATAGCTTTAATAACATTACAACTATTGTGTACAGAGGTACAACTTATAATAGCGGTAATGATGGTAGCTTTGGTGGAACAACTCATATGAGAGATACCTATGGTTTTTATCCATACTATGCAAGTGGCTATTATAGATTTCCTGTAAGAGTATCTAGTGTAGATACAGACGTAAACGAATGTATTGCGGCAGGTGTACACATTTGCATTGCGGCAGGTAACAACAGTTTTAAAGCAGATCTAAGCACTGGCTTAGATTATAATAATATAGTATTTTCAAGTGGTGGAGCAAATGGAAACTACCATAGAGGTAGTTCACCTTTTAGTGATAATGCATTTATGGTAGGGTGTATGGACAGCACACCAGAAGATGAATCAGGTAATGTAGAAAAGAAAACAGGGTTTAGTACAACAGGTCCAGCAGTAAATATATTTGCGGCTGGTGAGAATATTGTTAGTGCAACTAGTACAACAAACAAATTTGGAGCGCCAAGTTATTTTGATAATGCTAACTTTAGGCAAACTAATATTAGCGGAACAAGTATGGCAAGTCCACAAGTATGCGGAGTAGGAGCATTGTACTTACAAGCAAGTCCAGAACTTACACCTGCACAACTACAAAATAAAATGAACAATGCTTCAAAAGCAATTTTGAAAGACGAAAATAATCTTACTAACTACGGTGATACTACAGATATATGTGGTGCTGAAAATAGAATGTTGTTTAACAAATATAATCAACAAAAGCCATTTACCAGTAACATTGTAGCAATGAAGAAGCGATAAATATAGTATAGGAGACTTACATGGCAATACAAACTATCAACATCGGAACTATTGCAAACGACGGTACAGGTGATGATCTACGTGAAGCGTTTGTAAAAGTAAATAGTAACTTTACAGAACTTAACGCTAGAAGTACAGAATCAACAACTGTTGCTAACTTAGGCAGTGCTGGTGAAGGAGTGTTTGGACAAATAAGTGGTACCGAACTACAATTTAAAAAGATTGTAGCTGGAACAGCAATTTCACTTGCCGCTGATGCTAACGCTATTACAATTAATAGTACATCAACAGGTCTTCCTAGCGTACAAATTTTTGCAGATAACAACAATATTACACTAGATTCTAACGGTAATGCACTAACACTTGCAGGTGGTGGAACTACTACAACAAATTTAAGCGGAACTACACTTACTATTTCAAGTGTGACTTCTGTACAAACTGATACAGATCCTAAACTTACAGCAACGCTAAACGCACAAACAAACAATATTACTAATGTTGGTAATATGACTGGTAACGTACATGGTCTTGATATAAGAACATTTGATGGAGTACAGCAATATCTAACATTAGACATGGGCGAAGCTGTTCCTACATTATTCACTAGCACATTAGAATATCTAGCACACAACTTAGTTGTTGACTTTGACGATGGTAATGCAACGTTTACAGCATCAACAGCAGTTCTCGCAGATATGGGAACGCTATAGGAGTTTTAAATGGCGCAATTATGGACTGTTACCCCTGGGTACAACTTAGGTACATACCAAGAAAGTATTACACAAACTATTGCTTTACCAGTCGTAACTGGTTGTACACTTTCTCTTATTAGCGGAAAGTTACCTGGTGGATTACGGATTAGTGGTAATAGTTTATTAGGAACTCCGTTTGAAGTTAACAGATTAAAAACATTTAAATTTGTTATACGTGCTGTTAAAAATAATCTTAAAGAAGATATAACATTACAATTAAAAATTAACGGTGCTGATGCACCAACCTGGATAACTTCAGAAGGACCGTTACCTGTTGGTCCTAACAATAGATTTTATATTTTAGATAGTAGTCCAGTAGATTTTCAACTACAAGTTATCGACCCTGACTTACCAGCAGGCGATACTATTGAATATTTCATTGGAGACAATGATGGAGAATTACCTCCAGGTATCGAACTAGGAAGAACAACTGGTAAACTCACTGGTGTTGTCGAACCAATACTTGCATTAGAAAAAAGAGCTAGTGCTGGTTTCTTTGATAGTAATGTGTATGGTACATTTCCTTTTGATTTTGGTGTTAAGAGTGCTAACGGTTTTGAAAGTTATTATTATGATACAACATTTTATGATTATGCAGTTCCAACACAAAGTCCTAAAAAATTAAACAGGTATTATGAATTTGAAGTAA